CTTGCAAATACTTCTACCCTATTATTCATAAGTTTTCTAGTCATATATATTCTAAACTTTTGACTTAATAAAGTATCATTAGCATTTGCAACTACTATATTATCTTCTTTTACATAATTAAAAAGACTATCTGTATTAAGCATTATAAAACTTAATTCAAATAGTCCATTTCTTTCTTCTTCTACAAAAGCTTCTATAGTTGTATTTATAGCCCCGTATTTAGTTGTAAAATCTTTATTGTGTAAAGTTAACACTATAAATCACTCTCCCTATAAGCCTTAAATTGTAAAAGAATTTCTTCAAAGTTTTTAGTTATGCTATTAAAATCAATTTGACCAACAAATATAGCTTTTAAATTTGTATTATCATCAAATATTAAATCTTGATAACCACTAATACCATTTAGCCATTCGTCAAGCCTTAAAGCATAGCTATAAGTATCTTCATTTCTACAATCTATATAAGCTTCTATTTCTATGTCTAACATTTCCCTAGAGCCTTCATCAACTATAAGGTTATCAGTTCTGCCTTGTACTTCTATAAACTCAAGTTTTCTTCTAGGTATAGATAAGTGGTTAGATTTTTTTATTTTTATATTAAAATCTCTACTACTTTTATTATTAAAAGTAAATTCCATATTAATAAGCACCTCCTATACCTATATTTTTTCTTCTCATATAGAAAGCTAATTCATTAGCTAGGTATTCTATATCTTTGTCTGTATTATTATTGAAGTTTTCTATATTTAAAGCTATTCCATTGTTATTTTGTATTTTATCTAGTCCTAACAACTTAGGCAATTGATTGATAGGTAATATAGCTTCTGCGTTAGAGCCAATTCCATTATGGCGGTCACCAATTCCCACACCACCTAATACAGTAGGTCTTTTGAATATCGCACCTTTTGAATACCAACTTATTCCAAATTTTGGTACACTAGGAGGATTAAGACTAAATTTACCCGATACGCTAAAATGAGGCAGCTTTAACTTAGGTAATGACCAACTAAAATTGAAAAATCCTTTTATTCTGTCTATAGCATTTTTAACCGCGTCTTTAGCTGCATTTATTTTTTTACTTATAGCATTTTTTATATTTCCAAATATTTCAGTAGCCCTGTTTTTAGCTTCATTAAATCCATTAACTATGCCGCTTTTTATTTCATTAGCTTTGTTAACTACGTTAGTTTTGGCTTCATTGAATTTGTTCACTGCTCCATTTTTAAGTTCGTTAAATTTATTTACAGCTTTTTCTTTAAGCTCGTTAAATTTATTAGTTACCGCTTCAACCATAGGATTTACTATTCCTTCAACCTTAGATTTCAACTCATTAAATTTATTAGATATATAGTCTTTTATATTAGTTGCTACAGTACTTAGCATATTTTTTAAAGATTCGAATTTATCTGATATAAATTTGCATAAGCCCTCCCACAACGGAATTAGAAAATCCTTGCAGTTTTGCCAAATAAATTGCCACGGTAAAGTTATTATCTGAAAAGCAGCACTTAAAATAGAACCTATAAGCATAACCCCAACTTTTACAAAATTGCACACATTGTCCCAAGCCTTAGAAGTCCATTCGNTTATTATCTGAAAAGCAGCACTTAAAATAGAACCTATAAGCATAACCCCAACTTTTACAAAATTGCACACATTGTCCCAAGCCTTAGAAGTCCATTCGCACACGCTATTCCAAGTATTAGATACCCATTGACCTATGTTAGAACACGCTTCGCTTATCCAATCGCACATACTGTTCCAAGCATTAACAACAATTTCACCTAGTTGTGTAGCTTTTTCTTTTATCCAATCCCAATTTGAAACTAGTAAATAACCTATAGCTATTGCAGCAGCTATGGCAGCTATAATCGCCAATATAGGAGTACAAATAGCACCTATGCTAATGCCTAAAGCTCCTGCTACTATTGATAAATTAGCAAATAAAGTTATTGCTCCACCTATCAATAATAATAACGGGCCTAATAAAGCTAATAATCCTGCTACAACCATAATAAATGTTTGGGTTTCTGGCGATAAATTTTGGAACCAATCACATACTTTGGATACACCGTCCGCAAGCTTTTCCATAAAAGGAGTTAACCTTTCCCCTATAGTTATAGCAACGCCTTCTAAAGCGGACTTCATTTCCGTTAGTGCTCCATTCATGCCTTGTTGCATAGTTTCAGCCATTGACTTAGCTGTACCTTCTGAATTTGCTATAGCATTACTTAACTTACTAAAATCTCCTTCGCTAGCATTTACAATAGCAGCCCAGCCACTCATAGCTTCTTTTCCAAATATAGCAGCTAAAGCTTGTGCTTGAGTTGTTTGGTCTAATTCTCCTAATGTGTTTCTTAAATTTTGCATAGTTCCCATTAAGTCAACTGAACCGTCTTTATTGGTTACAAGCTCAACCCCATATTTTTTCATAGCATTAGCCATTTCTTTAGTTGGTTTAACTAAGTTTGTAAGTCCTGCTCTTAAAGCTGTCCCCGCATTTGAACCTTTTATCCCAGCATTTCCCATTAAGCCTATTGCAACGGATAAATCGTCCATTCCAATACCTAAAGAACCTGCAACAGGTCCGACATATTTAAGAGTTTCCCCCATTAATTCAATATTGGTATTAGCATTTGAACAAGTAGCCGCCATTATGTCAACAAATTTGTCTGTATCTTTAGCAGTAAGCCCCATAGATGTTAATCCGTCTGTTACTATGTCAGAAGTTAAAGCTAAGTCTGTCCCTCCTGCTGCCGCTAAATTAAGAATTCCAGGTAAACCGCTAATCATATCTTGTGTTTTCCACCCTGCCATTCCCATATAACTTAAAGCGTCAGCACTTTCAGAAGCACTAAATTTAGTTGTTGCCCCCATTTGTTTAGCTAAATCTTCAAGGCTTTGTAGGTCTTTTCCTGTTGCCCCACTTATAGCAGATACTTTATTCATAGAACCTTCAAAATCTCCTGCTATTTTAGTACTAGCAACTCCTGCTCCTAATATAGGTAAAGTTAATCCTACTGTAAGTTTTTTACCTAAACTAGATGTAACTTCTCCGACTTTTTTAAGCCCTTCAAAATCTTTACCAACTTTGCTTATATCATTACATATACCATTTAAAGCTCCTTTAAGCCCATTGGCGTCTGCGGTAATCCTAACTTTTAATTCTTTTGTTAAAGAACTCACTTAATCACCTCCTACCAATTTTCAAAGTAATTTTTAAGTTCTTCTCTTTCTTCTTCTGATACCTCTTTTTTCTTAGCTTCTTTTTTCTCAAATACATCAAAGTATTTATAGTTTTTACTAAAGTTTTTACCTAAAGCATTGCATATAGCTATATATTGAAGTTCATGTTCAAATTTTAATCTATCTCTCATTTTTTCAAGGATTTTTGCAACCTCAACTACTTCTAACATAAAAAAAGAAGCCATAGGCATATTATAAAAACCTATAGCTTCATTAAATAGAGCATTGATTAACTCTTGTTCTGTTATTAATTTTGTTGTTGTTTCATAATTTCCTTGAATTTGTTCCCTAAACCCATAGCTTTTGAATATTCTTCTAATACTATAGTAAAGAATTCTTCTACTTCTCCAGCTTCTTCATAATAGCTATCTATAATTTCATATGTTTCGTCTAAAGTGATATCTTTATTTGCAAACTTTAAACCTTCGTTGAAAGCTTCATATAAGCTTATTAAATTTAAATTTTCCATATCTGAAGCTAAAGAAGTTAATGTTATTCCTTTAGCGTTTAAGTTCATTATAGCTTTTGTAGTAAATTTTAAAACATAATCTTTTTTATTAATTTTTAAAACCTTCATTAATCAATACTCCTTTTTAATTATTTATTCTTCGCCCTCACCAGGCATAGTTAAAGGTCCATATCCTTTTAATGATAAAGAATATGTAGTTTTGTCTTTTGCAGCTGAGTTAGTAGATAGTGAAGTTATTATAGCTTTTCCTTGTTCATATCTACTTGGCTTGCCATACTTAACATCAACCTGTTCTGCATTTCTCCATGCTTCTTGAAGCTTATCTATTTTTTCATAGTCAGTAGTTACAAATCCACTTAAATCAACTGACCAAGAAAGCCCTGTTATTTCTTCTTCTGACCACATACCAGATTCTTTAGTAGTAACATCTGTAGTTTCAGATTCTCTATTTAAAGAACAATCTTTTTGACCTCCGATTATTTCTCCACCTAAAGAAACCATTATATCATTCCCTAATTCATAGTTAGCCATATTAACACCTCTTAAATTATTTCTATTCTTATAGTTAAATTAGCTACATAAAACCCTTCTAAACGAGCTATATTAGCATTATCAAGTAAAACATAGTTAATGCTATATTCTTCGTTTAAATCTGTATATGTTAGCTCATTTAATTTGTTTATAGTTTTACTAACAAGCCCATTGACTTGTTTTTTACCTTCATATTCTGTGTATATATTTATAGTCCATAAAAAAGAAAAACCTCTACCTTTATATTCTAAAGAAGATAAAATATAATCTCCTATACTAATTAAAGGCATAGTTGCTCTTTCTTGAACTTCGTCATATACCTTTATACCTACGCCTTGTAAGGCTTGATATATTTTAGTTTGCAACTCGTTTATAGGTATCATTTTTCACACCTACCATTTTATAACTTCTTTTAGCTTTTCTAAAAATTGGTCTTTTTCTTTTTCAAATGCTGGAATTAAGAAAGGTTTAGCTTTACTTCCTGGGTGGTTAACTTGTTTTACAGGGTGGGTTGCACCTTTCCAATATAAAGCTTTTTTATTTTTAGCTCTTATTATATGCGCTCTAGTCCCAAATTCAACCGCAGGAGCATATTTAAGATTTGAAGTGTGAATAGTTGCCTCCATATCTCCCATTTTAGTAGAAATACTTCTTTTTAAATGTCCTGTTTTAACATTAACACTAGATTTAGCATTCCTTTCTATATTAAAAGCACTATTTTTAACAACTTTTCTAACATCATCTTTTATTTCATCAGATAATTTACCCACTTCTACACTAAACTTATTTAAAGCCGAACTATCTATCTTAATCATTTTCAACCTCTAGGAAAAAAGAAGTTTTATTTTTTGTTTTTCTTTGGTTTAATACTTTATACTTAATATCATCAATTAAAACTTTATCTATTTTAATACTGCTACCTAAGATTATAGCTTTAGCATTTTGGGTTATAGCTTCTCCGTAAACTTTTATAGTAGTTTCAAGGCTTAATTCTTCAAAGTTACACATAGTTTCCATTATTATATTTTCAACCTCTGTGCGACCTCCTAAGCCATCTTCTTCAACAGACAGTGTAATTAGTTTAATAGGTTTATCAAAACGCATTATAACAGCCTATAACCTTTCCTAACACTGTTTCTGCTTATATAATCATCTAAATAGTGTCTATACCCTATAAAATCATCATCATAAGAAACACTTTTACCGTCTACATTTTCAGAAGCTATTCCCTCACTACCTATTCTATTAAATCTTTGAACGCTTAGCTCAATTAATACAAATTCTAACTCTTTAGGTATTTTAGTTCGATTGATATAATTTAAAATTTTAGACTTAGTTATTTCAACTATCTCATATAACAATTCTTCATTGTCAGTATTATCAGTTATTCCTAATAATACTTTCATTCTACTTACTATCATTTTACCACCTACCTATGGGTAAATAAAAAAGATAGAGGATTATTCCTCTACCTTCTTAGCTCTTGCTCTTTTTCTAACCTTCTTTTGTGGGACTTCCACTTCTTCGACTACTTCTTCATTCAAGAAGCTTGAAGCACTTCGTGTGCTAGGCTTGAACACACTTAACTACTGCTTCTTCTCTTAATGTTTTAACACCGTCTACTTGAAGTCCTCTTATACCGTCAGCAAATGAGTTTTGTAATCTCATAGCTTCTGTTTCTTCTAACTGTTTAGCATATCCTATAGCTGACTTATGTAATACTACTATAGCATATCCACCTTCATTTAATTCTTCTGAGAATACTAATTGTGTACCGTTTATGTTAGCACCTTCTATTATTCCGTTTTCCATTATTCTATATTCTTTTGTAAATCTAGCATCTAATTGTAAATCTTCTAAAACTTCTGAGTTTATAACTGCGAATCTTTCAGCTTTAGGCACTTTGTTTTTATTTAAAGCCGTATTACACTTAACTATTAAGTCATAAGCTTTGTCAGAACCTTTATCAACTGTGTTAGAAGTTTTTAACGCTTCATCTAATACAAATTTGTCTGTAGCTTCTTGTAATCCATATCCTGCTTCTTGAACGTGTGGATCTATTAAATCTCCTGCTGCTTGAACTGCGTCTACATCATCAACTTTGAAAGCCCAGTAGTTTTTATGATTTAAATCTAATTCAACTTTTGAAGTTGTTAATTCTTCAAAGTTTACAGTTCCTGTATAAGCGTTTATTGCAACATCAGATACTTTATTGAATATTACTTTGTTTCCTTCAACTTTAGTTGGTGCAGTTGTTATAACATCTGCTATACTTCTTTCGTGGAATTTTGATAATAATCTTGCTTCCCAAATTTGTGGTATAAAAGTAGTTACTGCCATTTTGTTCACTCTCTATCTTTTTAGATAGCCTTTCTTATTTTAAATTATTTTTTATTTTATCCCAGTTAGCATTTATTTCTGCCGCTGACATATTTTTAAGTTCATTCATATTAAAGCTATTATTTACAGTGCTTGTCTGTGGTGTTTTGCCTCTTAGTCTTTCAGTTACTGCTTTTTCAACTGATTCATTGAAATGCTTTCCAAATATAGCTATGTTTTCCATTATCTGTTCGGCGTTGTCAGCTCTTAAGAAAGAGGCAAATTCAACAGGTAGATTTTTTTCGCTTAAAGTTGTCATAGTAGTATTTAACATTCTTTCTTGGTTAAATGCTCTCATTTCTTCTTCAAACTTTTTGCGCTCTTTTTCAAACTTAATTCTCTCTTTTTCGGCTTTAGCTTTTACTCTTTCGGCTTCACTCATTTTAGCTAGTTTTTCAGCTTCTTCAAGCTCCGCTTTAAGTTCTAACTCCATAGCCTTTTGCTTTTCAGCTTCTATTTTCTTTATTTCTCTAGATAATCTCTTTTCTAGTATTGCGTTCACTTCTTCTTGTGTAAAAGTTTTAACTTCTTTTACCTCATTAGTTTCAGCCTTTTCAGTTTCAACTATTTCTTCATTAACAACGTTGTTATCTATATTTTCCATTTTGAATTCCTCCTGGTTTTAAGTCACAGTAGACTTTTTAAAATTAATCCATGTTTCTTTAATGTCTAACAAGTAAAAGACAATAAAAAAAAAGAAGCTTAACAGCTCCTTAACTAGTATCAATTTTAGTACTACTAATTTTATGACTAGTATCAATTTTAGTACTACTACCAGTACTAATTTTAGTACATAAGAATAAACATAAGAATAATATATATATATAGTTAGTTTTGCTTTTACTAAACTAATTTATATTTGTTCTGTAATAGGTATCATACAACTTCTACAGTTTGGGTGTAGAGGCGGCATATTCTTTCCTACTATAGCTTCTTCAACCTTTATAACTTTGCCGTCAAGTTCTTTGCATATCTTAGAAGTCTTTTTATCTAAGAAGGCACTAAACTCATAATACTTTATATCATTATCTAAATAGTTTTGCTTAGTTGCTTCATTTTGAACCCATGCTGTTTCAGTTCTAACAAGTCTTAAAGCATTAGAATATTCATTATTTAATTTATCGGCCATTACCCTAGATATTTCTTGTAAGCTTTCGCCCCTTATAAGTCCTTTTTTAAGTTCTTCTTTTAGAGTAAGAGCTAACTTTCTTCTACTTTCCCATATTCTTTCAGAGAAGCTTAAACCCGACCAATTGGTTTTTACAGCTTGCTCAACTAATCCTATATTTATAGTTTCAAAAGAAGTATTTATACTAAGAAGCTTATCAAAATATTTATAAGTGTCTATATAAGCCTCTACAAGCCTTTTATTTAGCTTTTCTTCCTCTTTATTAAATAAAGTATCAAGCGCTATATAAATAGCTTGTAGAGTGGCTTCTAGTCGATAATTTTCATAGTTGCCTATATTTGTATTATTTGCATAAAAATAAGCAAGTTCTTTTTTAATTTCCTTGCCTGTATCTACAAATATTTTTTTTAATTGTTTTTCTAATTTTAAAGTATCTTTTTCAACTTTCTTGTCATGTAGTTCTATTCTATTTTGCCAATATATTCTACTTTCTTCGTTTAGTGTAGGTCTACTCATTGTCTATCACTTCTTCATCAGAGAATATATCATAGCTTATAGCTTCTTTATTTTTCTTTTCTTCTATAGCTTCTAGTTCCTTTTGAATATCCTCAACAAAAGGCAATTGAGCTAGTAAAGTTTCGTCTGATACTATTCCATATAGTTGTTTTATCATAGATACAGTTTCAGAGTCATTGGCTGGAATGTTTCTAGTAAAAATAGGAACTATTTCAGTATATGTAAAGTCTGTATTAGTTTTAAGTTTTAAGAAATGCACTAATAACTCTATACGCTTCATTAATCCTTTTCTAAATTTGGATTCTTTTATAGAAGTTATATTTTCCATTCCTTGTAATTTAAACTTTATAGCTATACCGCTTAAATTACTGGCGAAGTTTTCATCAGACATATCAACTATATTAGCAAATCTTAATATATCCCTATTTAATCTGTTTTTATAATTTTCTAAAGCACTATCATTAATGTTTTTCATTAAATATTCTGCTTTGCTATTAGTATCTGCAAAATTTAACACTCTATTATCTTTAAAGTTAAGAGGTTGACCTTCTTCATTTTCCATAACTACACCACTAACAACTAATAAAGCATTAGTAAAATATTCAAAGTCATTAGCAGTATCAGAGTTTGTCAAGTCATAAGCATTTATTAAGCTTAATACTTTCTCAAAATCTCCTATACGCTGTCTATTGTTTTCATAAGTACAAACAGGCACACTCATAAAATAGTGAGGACTTTGGTTTATTAAGTTTTCTGCTTTGTCATTTTCTAAGTTATATATATACTCATTAACATTATCATAAGCATATACTAAGCCTTTATCATTGTCTGTATATACAAGTCTTATTATAAATAGTTCTTTTTCTTCTAAATTGTTTTCATATACTACAATAGTATTTTCAGTATCAAGACAAGTAAATCTAGCATTAGCTTCTTCATCTCTATACAATAACTCGTAAGCATAACCACAAATACTTTGTTCTTGAGCTAAAGTAGTGTTATGGTCCACTTCATCATTGTATAAGAAGTTTAAATTTAACTTTTCTAATAAGTCATTATTATCTGATTTGTAAGTTATAGGTTGCCCTACCATATATCCCACAAAGTTATCTGTAATATATGAAGCATATCCACTAACTAACTTGTTAGAAGGCTTATTTTTATCTGTATAAGCTCTATTCATTATTGCTTCATTTAAGCCATTATAGTAGTTTTTCATTTTTATTATTCTAGCTTTTTCTTCTGCGTGCTTTTCTATTAAGTCATTAATTAAATTAGCGCTTAAAACAGTTTCTTTATCTAGCTTAATTTTTCTCATATTATCCCCCTTTCTTATATTCCATATTTAGTTCTATTAAATGAGCTTCCACCCATTTTTATATCAGTATAAATTGCATATCTTAGGCTGTCTAAAACATCATCATTTTGTTTTATAGGTTCATCTTTGCCCTTAGCCCACACATAGTTATATATTTCTTTTTTGAATAAATTAACTTTATCCTCTAATATAAGAAGCTTATTAGTCTTAAATAAAGTTGCTATAGTTGAAATCCCTTCTATAACTTCTTTTCGCCCATTTAAAGCCCTTATACCATTAACTCTTAACTTGTTTATGTAGTCAGGTCTAGCATAATCACAATAAAAATTGATACTTCCATATTCTTTTACAATATCTTTAGCTATATTAACCCAGCACTCAATGTCTTTATGTTGATATGCGTATTCTTTTAACAAGTAATATTTATTGTCTAGTCCTAAGCCTATAACAACTATTGAACCAAAGTGTTCCCACCCAAAGTCAACGCCTGCAAAATACTTTTTAAATTGCACATCTTTTATATCAGCTTCTTTTATATAGTGCTTATCTTTATTAAAATCTGTATAAACTACACCTTCACTAGCAACCCAAACACCTAATATATCTCTATCGTAAAACATTCCACTAGGTGTAGAAGCTTCAATACTTTCTACATACTCTTTATTTAAAAAAGTATTATCATATAAAGTAAAATTAAAGGCTTTAATATTTAATTGACCATTAGATAATAATTGGCCGTCTTTGTCTACATAGTCTGTTTTAACAGTATGAGTAGGGTTTTCGGGATTTGTGTCCATATAAATTCTTGAACCTTCCCCACTACATCTTGAAATGGCTTCTTTTACAAAACTATCATGTAAAGTAGTTGCTTCATTTAAAAAAGCTCCATAGCTTGTAAAACCTCTCATTTTCTTATAACTATCTGCATTAGCACCGTCAAACACATAAACTTTATTACCAAATAATTTAAAATGATTGTCTTTAGTTAATTTTATTTCATGTCCTAGTATATCTTCTAAGTCATTTAATACGTTTCTTCGTATAGAAGCTTGATTGGTACCGCCTAATATAAATGAATATCCCTTGTTTTCGTATTTAGCTATATGAGCTATAAAAGCATAAATTAATATCCAAGTTTTACCTGCACTCACGCACGTTTAGCACCACTACATATTAATATCTTTGGATTATCGCTTTTGATACAATTAACAACTTCTTTCTGTTTTGGTGTTATACGCATAGCATCACCCTCTTTCATCATAAGCAAATTCTTTACCATATACCCTATTTCTAGTACCAGTTAATACATTACTTATAGAACGTCTAGGTATACCATAATATTCAGAAGCTTCGTTTACACTATTAAATTTTTTATTATCAGTTAAGCATATTATTTTTTTCTTTTTAGCTTCTGATAATCTTTTTTGAATAGTTCCATGTTGCATATTTTCGCAACCAGTAACCCACTCTAAATTATTTGCACTATTATTACTTGTATTTTCGTCTATATGATTAACAAAAGGCTTATTTTCAGTATTAGGTATAAAAGCTAAAGCTACTAATCTATGAATTTGAAATTTCTTAGATTTATTATTCTTTGACAATCTAACTCTTTTATATCCTCGACTATCTGTTTCGCCTTTTAATACTTTACCTTTGTAATTCCCTATTGTTCCGTTAGCTTGATTAACCTTTCTATCTAAGCTTCTAACATTACCAAAATTACTAACTTCATATAAACCTTCATAGCCTTGTATTGACTTCCATATTTCCATATAAAAACACCACCTATATAATTATTATTCTTATTATAATTATATTACTTTTTGTAATGTTTTATACATATAGTTAAGCCCCTTATTTGTTATCTTCATTTCCAAATATATCCCTTAAAGTTTGTGCTACATCAGAAGTACTTCCTTCTTGCTCTAGCTGTTTTAATATTAACTTTTCTTTTAACTCAAATTCTTTTATTTTTAATTCTAATTCTTTTAACTTTATTTCATCTTGAATAGGGTTGTCAGACTGTTTTAAAATATTCTTACCTAGCCATACTTGCATGGTAGAGTTTCCCTTTTGAGCTAGTTCCCACTGCTTTCTTCTTAAAGACATTCTTCCCAGTTCCTTTTTTTGTCTGAAAACTAGGGAGAAACCTTCTCCATACACTTCATTACACCAATTATTTAATGTTTTTTCAGTTACTTCTAATACATTACATATTTCTTCTTTGGTGCATTGAATAGCACACAGACTTTCAAATTGTTTCTGATTTATAACTTTCTTAGGTCTTGCCATAAGCAACACACCTCCTTTATTTATAATAAAAAA